GGAGTCGGAGTCGGTGTGGGAGTAGGACTCGGAGTAGGACTTGGACTCGGGGTAGGTGATGGACTTCCGCCTGAATAGGTCATGCTGGGATTTCGTTGGTAAAGTTAAAGGTTGGTTTTAGTACACCTGTGGTTTCATCTAGTGTTCCAGTGACTTCATATAGTCTCTCTGAAAGTCTGACTTTGTTATCTAGAATAACATCAGCAACAGTAATTTCTATATCTTCACCATCTCTGGTTCCGACTCTAAGAAGTCCACCCCATCCACTAGGCCAATTTGCCAAACTATTTACTATAGTTATATCAGTAAATTCTGTTGGTCTGTCTTTTGACCTCACCTTTAGATTTGATATACCTGCTGATATATCAGTTACATCATATGTAGACTCTTGGATGTCTCTACCATATATTGTTACTCTTTGATTTAAATTGACACTTATAATTGTATTGCTCTTTGCACTAGGAAATTCTGATAGTGGATAAGAATTTGTAGTGGAATTTGTATTAATTACTTCTGATTTTGCCTGGTCAACCTCTAGACCTGCCTCAATCAATACTCTACCAAATTTATCTTTAAATTCTACGGTTTCATAATGGTGAACTTTATAGAGTTCTTCATCTGAACCATACTTATCTAGTAGGAAGTTGTATAGTGAATTATTATCGAGAGGCCATTGACTCCTGATGTCAATTATATTATTTGTTAATAAAACAATCCAGTCAAGTTCTGGATTCTGATAAAATTTTTCAGCAACTTGCTCAGGTCTTTCATCATCTCTTATTTGGTAATAAGTAAATGTAGTTACAGAATTATCTAAATCTTGCCTAAACTGAGGTCTTTTGAATAAATTCTTTGCATTAGTAGTGTCATCGTTATTCGCAGTTCCCTGGAATACCGTAGAATAGTTAATGTTTGGTAATTCTCTGAAATAAGGCATTTGTTTAGTATCCTACGTCGTCAGCAGTGATTTCATCCAAATCTACATTTGTCATCAATCCATCAGTAATGTTCTCCTGATAGTCATTTTCATAAACTGGTTCTAATTCAGTAAATTCCATACCAATAGTTACGGAAACTGGTTGACCTTCATCGAAGGCAGCCCATTGTCCCTCTGGTGAATAATTAACAGCAAAACTAGTAAGTGCACATGGTTTAAATCTATTTAAACCTGGTATTGGTTTATCATTAGCAGTTCTGTAAGATAATTTAAACACATTTGGAGAACCTAGAAAATAAGAACTACTACCAGCAGCTGGAGCATTTCCAACTTTCTTTGCTGCCATACCCTGCTTAAACATCCTAATAATTCTTCTAACATTTCTTGCTTCTTCTTTACTTCTGGGTGACATTTTCCAACCAAAACTAAAGCTTCTAAGTTGAACTCCTTTGAATAAGAGTTCCATGTTAGAGTTAGGAACTATCCCCAAACCTCTTCCTAGGATTTCTTCTGGACTTACATCCATACCTGCTTGTTTTAAGACTGATGAAGTCAGCATAGTACGAAGAGTTGTCTGGAAATCTGCACTATTCGCAGCAGTCATTGCTTGACCAGCAAGAGCAGTCGCAAGGATTGCTCCTGTTGGATTCATACCAGTAGTTGCATTAGCAAGACCACCTCCACCAAGAACCAGTCCCAACTCCGCTGCTGACTTTTTAGCAAGAGATGCAGTTGCAGCAGCAGTCACATTATTCATTTTTGAATCACCCCAAGCTGCCGTATTTTCATCTGCAACATTATTTGGTATGGGAAGAACACACATTTTATCAAGTTGCTCTTCACCAACAACACTTCCTCTCAGTAATCCTTTTGTTAGAATATCTCCTATCTTTTGGCTGGTGCTTGTAGATCCAAGACCTAATGCCTCTGCAGAAGGTGGTTTGAATTTAAACATCGTTATTTTAAGGACATCTTGCTGGTTATCAAGAATATCCATTGGATAATATAGTAATCTCTGTTCTCTTACTGAAGCAGATCCAAATAATGCATCCGCATTTGCACTTGTAAATTGAGGTGTGGGGATTGCACCACCCTTAGTTAACTTATCAAAGAAGGTATTTACCGCAGTTGCTCCTGGAGGTGGTGTTGCTGTGGTGCTATATTGCCATTCCGCAACAATTGGACCAGTTGGGTCTTGTGCTGATGGATGCACCTTTTTCCCTGCTGCATTACCACCACTTGCTATGTATGCAGCATTAACTTTTCTTCTGATATCTTCTTGAATTTCTCTTGCTTTTGCGGTTGGTTGGTTTTTATCCTTATTGGTAAAATAGTCAGTATTTGTAACTGCACCATCAAGAAATACACCATCTTGATAAAATACTGTTTGACCTGGAAGGAGACCTCCAGTTAAAAGATTCCATGTTCCACCAACAGGGTCTTTTGATATAACTCTATATTCCCCCGTATCGTCATTGTATATAAGTGCCCAAGTTTGTGGAGTGGGCAATGCTGATGCTGCGTTGATTTCTGCTGACCTGAAATCATCGTCTAGTATTTTCCATCCCATATTACGGTGAATCCCAAACTCTATACTTTGGCACGGTTTTACCCAGTTTGTTTACGAATTGCTCAGTAGGTAATAGTGAAACATCAACCCAATCTGATTTTGGGACTTTAAATAAATCAGAACCTACACCAGAAAAAAGATACTTATGTATAGTTTTCCGTGGTGCGTTAGAAACTCCTGTTTTATTTAGGAGAGATCTTACAAACCCCCCTCGATACTGAGGACTTAGATAATGTACATTAAGTCCAGTAAAGTGCCCAGTCCTTGGACTTACATCAACGATGAATGATAGTGGGTGTCTATCCCAAAATGGATATTTTTGTGGATACTTTGCTGAATAAAGAAAAAATACTAAATCACCAGGTACAATAAATCCAGTTTCAAACTCACTTATATTCCTTTTTTGAGCAGGAAGAAGTTCATTCATTAAGGTATTGGTATACCAATTACCACTTCTAAATTTTTTACCTGCCTTTTTCTTTACCGCATCAGCAATACCACCATCTTGTATCATTTTCTATCTTCCGCATCTAAAAAGTTAAATCTGTAATCCAATACTGCTTTATAGAGTTCATCCCTCAAATACCATAAATGTTCCTGTTCTGATGCTGGTCTGGCAGGATGACCTGGCCATGTCTCTATAGTCTTTAGAACACAGTCATACAGAAGTCTTAAATCTTCGTATGGCAAACTAATGTTGTAGTAAATGTCATCATCTTCGGAATCGTGGTTTTCTGGTGAAGGGTTCATCTTTGTTTAATTCCTAATTCTTTTTCTGTTAGAATACGAAATTCGTATTTTCTATCAGCACACCAGTCTCTTGCTGCTTCCCATTTTGCCTGATTTACTGCCCAGGTTTTAACACTATAGACCCAAGATTTTGTTTTTCTCTTAGGGTTTGAATCAGGTTCTTTTAAGTCTTTTGCTGGTTTTATTTCAACAACTAAAGTTCTTTTCTTCCCATTTTTATCTCTATATTTAACAAAGAAATCAGGAAAGTATCTATGAACTTTGTTGTCTAGTGGGGAACGATATGGAATGAAAAACTCTTCGGACCTCCACTCATTAACACTTTCTGTTAAGTCACAGTATTGCATAAATTTCAATTCATATGATGACCTATAAATGATATTAGTTGGGTCACCTTTATATTTTTCTGGTTTTTGTGGCTTGAATTTACCTTGCCTATAACCAGAGTCATCTTTATGTGGCATACATAGTATATAAGTCCTTAGTTCTAGTATTTATAAATGGCAGAGGAAACTCGCACAAATTTAGGTTACGGTCCACGTAGAGGGTATCCATTGATTGGTCCTTTTTACACTAAGATGACCACTCCTAGGACTGAACGTATTAATATGAGGAGTGCCAGAGATATCTTTGGTAGTTTATCTCAAACTTCTCAATTTAAAGTAGCATTACATTTAACCAACACTAACTTAGAGACTGATCCTTTGATGTCTTGGTTAACTGCATCTGGATTGACTAAAGACATAGCACGTAATGCTGAATTTGACTTTATGTGCAATGAGGCAGCTCTTCCTGGTTCAAGCTTAGATACTACCACAGAGTTGGGTAGTCGTCAGGGTATTGTTGAAGATATGGCATTGAAAAGAGTTTACAGTCGAGCAAACTTACAATTCTATGTTGATAATAACTATCAAATTATTCGTATTTTTGAAGAGTGGATGAATTTTATAAATCCAGTTCATGGAAGTGGGGGTGCGTATCCACAACAAGGAGTAGGATTTGGTAATTCCAAAAATAGAAATGATTTTCACAGAGTGAGATATCCAGATGAATACAAGAGAATTATTTCTATTGTGAAATTTGAGAGAAATTTCGCAAGACATGGAACTCAAGGTGAGTCTGGGGGACTTAACAGTGTTCCATCAATTACTTACAGACTGATTGATGCATTTCCTACACAAATAACTTCTATTCCAGTTACTTATGAAGGTAGTACAATCACAAAGTGTTCTGTAGAACTTGCATATAGTAGGTATGTTTATGAAAGTCATCATGGTAATGTAATTTTACAAGATGAACTTTCCCCACCACCTAGGAGGACAGGAGCAGGTACTAAAGATGAACTGAGAGATATACAAAATGGTCAGAATCGTACTATTACTGGGCAAACTTACTTTAATGCCTAATAAATAATCACACTGAAACTAACATTATGCCTTTACCATCTATTTCTACCCCAACACATGAGTTGGTTTTGCCTTCAACTGGAAAGAAAATTAAGTACAGACCTTTCTTAGTTAAAGAAGAAAAAGTTCTAATTATTGCATTAGAAAGTCAAGATACTAAAGAAATTACTAATGCCATTAAGCAAGTATTGAAGTCTTGTATTTTGACTAGGGGTGTAAAGGTAGAGGACTTACCAACTTTTGACATTGAGTACATTTTCTTAAATGTTAGAGGAAAATCAGTTGGGGAAAATATTGATTTAATCGTTACTTGTTATGACGATGGGGAGAACACACAAGTCCCAGTTACATTGTTTATTGACGAAATCAATGTAGTAAAAGAACCAGACCATAGTCCAGACATTAAGTTGGATGATTCATTGGTCTTGAGAATGAAGTATCCATCTTTGGACCAGTTCATTAGAAACAATTTCGATTTTTCTTCAGAACAGGATGCAGATAACATTGAAAAGTCTTTTGATATTATCACTGACTGCATTGACATGGTTTACACAAAAGATGAGTCGTGGGCAGCATCAGATTGCACAAAGAAGGAGTTGATTTCATTCATTGAGCAAATGAATTCTAATCAATTTAAGAAAATCGAAAGATTTTTCGAGACAATGCCAAAACTTGCTCATACAATTAAAGTAACGAATCCAAAGACTGGTGTTGTTAATGAAGTAACGTTGGAGGGTTTAACCAGTTTTTTCGGTTGAGTATGGCTCATATGGATCTTGAGGCATACTTTAGAATTAATTTTGCTTTGATGCAGTTCCATAAATATTCTTTGACTGAGATTGAAAATTTGATGCCTTGGGAACGAGACATCTATGTTGGACTGCTACAACAACACATTGAAGAAGAGAAGTTAAAACAACAACAAAAAGCCGCAGCACTAAATGGCTAAGCAACCCCCTAAAATAAAAGCACGTTCTGCAGTTTCTAAACTCTCTGGAAGAAACTTCAGTAATCTTCGTGTCGGTAATAAAGCGAAGATTGGGAGATTTAGTGGTAACATGGATCCTGCGGCATACCGCAAGATGATGGCAGAGAAGCATGGTGACCCCATTGCAGATGCACAAAAGGCATCGTCTTTTGTCTCTGGTGGACGAAGAATGGGTGCTGGTATTAATGCTAGTGCTAAAAGTAATATAGTAAAATTTGATAGAAATACCACAGTTAGACCAGTAACACCAAATGTTGGTATTCTGCTGAAAACTATTTCATCTAATATCCTAAGTGATATTGATAATGCAGCAGAGACAACTAAGTTAAGGAATGATAAACCAAGAGACCAAAAAGTAGTAAACGTCTACAATAATCAGGTCCAGGAAATAAAGAAAGGTGCAAACAATAAGATAACCAATATACAAAATGTTGTTCAGAAGTTTTCTTCTGGAAGCAGAACTCTTGTTAATCAACTTGCTACAAACTATAGAAGAAAAATTGAGGATGTAGATTCTGCTAAACCAGCAGGAATTCTCAAAAGATTCTTAGATTCATTTAAGAATGCTTTAGGATTTGTACAATTCTTTAATAATCCTGCAAATACAAAGAGAATTAGTGCAAGTTTAAAAGCAGCAAGAAACTCATTTGGTGAGATATTTGGTGCTGCTATTGCACTTAGAACAATAATTGCAAAAATTTATGATACTTTAAGTAAAGCACCAAACCTTTCGGGAATTGGTGGTGGTATGCGAGTTCCCCTTCCTGGTCGTATTCCTGGTAGAGCTCCCAATTTACCTGGTCGAACACCACCAAGACGTGGAATGGTCAGACCAAGAGGAAGGATGAGAATGAGAAATAAGTTGGGACTTGGATTACTTGGAGCTGGTTTACTTGGTGGTGGTTTAATGGCAGGAAGTGCTCAGGCAGCACCTATGCCTCCACCACCAATTGCACCTCCTCCAATTCCAGAAGATTTTTCTAGTATTTTTGGAAGTGCAGTCGATAGATTTGCAGAATCAATCAAAGCATTATTCAAGAAGCAAGAAGAAGGAAAGGAAGCATCATCTGCACCAACTAGCAGTTCATCCCCAAGTAGTGGTTCTGCTTCACCTCCTAGTAGTCCAGGTAGTATGTCATTGGGTGGACCTGTATCTACTAATGAAGAGGCAGCATTATTAAAAACTATTAGAGATGTAGAAGGAACTGCTGGTGAAGATGGATATGGAAAAGTATTTGGTGGAGAAGTTGTTCCAGAACTAGCAAAGGGTGAGATGACTATCAATGAAGTCATCCAAATGCAAAATACGGGATATATGCCCAAACGTCTTGGTGGAAGAAAAGTTAATTATGGGACATTCTATGACCAAAGGGCAGGAAGAGTAAGGTCAAGTGCTGCTAGTGGTGCCTATCAGTTTATGCCAGCAACACTTGGTGAGATTGCAGATAAAACAGGTGTTGATAGAAGTGCAAAACTTACTCCTGAATTGCAGGACCAGTTGGGTCTTGCATTAGCTAGACAACGTAATGTTGATCCAAAGCAAAGGGCAACTTTACAATCTATGACCACACTTGGTGGGGTGTGGGCAGGATTAACACCAGAATATCAGCAAACTGATAGAACTGCTGCAGAATCTTTAGCAATTTACAATCGATACCTTTCTCAACCACAGCAAATGATGGGACCACCTGTAGTGATTCCAGATCAGACAAGGGCACAAGAAGCATCTACAGTATCTCAAAGTATTGCTAGGGTTCCAATTTCCCAAGATGGTTCTCAGCAACCTGCTATTGTTCCGATGCCAATACCATCTCCTCAACAACCATCTCAGAAAGTAGCTATGAGTGGTGGAAAGAGGGTACAAGATGATGGTGTACCACATCTATCAACATCAGACCCTAGCAATTTCCAGACAATGTATTCAAAAATGATTTACAATATCGTTTAGTGAATAATGACAAAAGTACTATCCTCCCCATTAGTAGGTGCCTTTAATTCAATCTCTAAGATTGATAGAAGAGGAACCAGAAATATTCAAAAAATCAAAACAGATTACACTAGTTTTGCAACGTTTCTTTCAAGAAATACTGCAAAACTAAATTCTGTTAAAATTCCATCGCAATTTAAAATATCACGACTTCAAAGTAAGTTTAGTGGTATTAGTGGTCCAGGTGGTGGTGGTGCTCTTGGAAGAAAGATTGCTGGTACTGGTGCTCTTGGTAGTCTAGGTTATGGTCTTGGTAATCTAGGAGGAGGTAGAGGTAGAGTTCGTGGGTATAAACCGACATTCGGAACAACCTTGAGATCTCAGAGGCAAGTAAACAACCCTGGACAAAGACTCTCATTAAACAGTAGCAGAAGGGATATTGCGTCAAGATATGCTAGAAGATTTGGAACTGATGCAGCAGATGCTAGGTTCTTAAAAGGTGCACAAGGTGCTAGTCGTGGTATTCGTGGAGTTCCAGTTTTAGGTGCTTTATTTACTGGTTTAGATTTTGCCGAAGGTGTATCACAAGGAGAAAGTGTTGGTAAGGCAGCAACAGGTGCTGTTGCTTCTACTGCTGGTGGTCTTGCTGGTGCAAAGGGTGGTGCTGCTCTCGGTGCAGGAATTGGAACCTTTATTGTTCCTGGAGTGGGAACTGCTGTTGGTGGTGTTCTTGGTGGATTAATTGGTGGTATAGCAGGTTCATTTGGTGGTGGATATGTTGCCGATAGGGCATATGAAGGTGTTACTGGTGAGAAAAGTGTAGAACAACAGCAACGAGATGCAATACAAAAACAAAAGTTAAAAGACCTTGCAGAAAAGCAGAAGGCAAGAAGTGGAGATGGTGATGGATTATCATCATCTTTGACTAAATTTTTAACGACAGTAAAGTTGTTTTCAACGTTTGTAGAAGGATTCTCAATGGCAGCAGGTGCTATTGGACCAGGAACACAAACTGATTTGACAGGAACTTCAAATAATAATTTAAGTACTGGAAGCTATCCTGGTTTTGATAACGTAGAACGTGTTGCTCCATTTACCACTGGACATGTAAGTACATACCCAGGTGCTCAGTTTGGTGCTGGAAGAAGTGGTGGAAGGTCACATGCTGGACAGGATATTGCAGATCAAGACCCAGGAGACCCAGTTCTTGCAACGATGGCAGGAACCATTATTGAAGTTGGTTCTGGTTTTCGATTCCAACGTGGGAATGGCATGAGTCAAACTATTGGAATTAAGCATAAAGATGGTTCCAGGTCAAGATATGTTCATGTTTTAGCAAATGTTTCAGTCGGTCAAGAAGTAAAAACAGGTCAACAAATTGGTACAGTATCTCCCGCAGACGTTGCAAGCAGTCCAGACTTTCCACATTTGCACTTTGAATTATATTCACCAGATGGTGGTCTCCTTGATCCACGTCCATATTTGAAATCTGCCCCTTCAACTCCGTCTATTGCTGCTATGGGCACAACGGATACTGGTTCCAGCATTACACCAGATACTATGGGTGCAGATGATAGAGAGTCTGCACCAGTAGTAACAGTTGGTGACAGTATTGCGGAGGGAGTCAAAGGAGATGATGCAGGAAAAGCAAAAGTTGGTGCAAATCCAACTCAAGTTTTAGATATGCTCAAAACTCAGGATTTAGCAGGAAAGTCACTTAGACTATCTTCTGGTATATCTAATGATACTTCTCAACTTGATGTAGTTCGTCAACAACTAGAATATGCAAAATCACAGGGAGTTTCTAGTGTTCAACTGATGGGAACAAGTAATGATAGGGAAGATTTAGCAGCAATGAACCCCAAACTTCAAGCACTAGCAAAGGAGTTTCCAGGACTTGTAAACTTTGGTGGTGGATTTAAATCTACTGACTTAATACACCCAGACTATAGTCAATATAGACAAAGATTAGATAATTTAGTTAAGAGTCCAGGACTAGAAGCACAATCAAGATTAAATCTCCCAGTTTCTAATTTAGAATCTTATCCTACATATAACAGAACTAGTGGAACGATTGTAGTCCCTATGCCTATGCCATCAAATTCTGGTGGTGGCACTCAAGTAATGGGAGGACAAAGTAGTTCTGATAACATGAATATGAGTATGATGGGTCCAAATCAAAATGATGTGGTAAATAGTTTAGTGAAATCAATATTACTAACCAACCTCTCTGACACCTAAATGGCAAATCCAGCAGTAGAATCGTTAAAATATAATTACGTTGTAATTGAATCTCCTAATGGTAGAAAAGTTGATATTACAAATTCTGTAATATTTACAGACTACTTTGAAGATATACTATCTCCATTTGTTACCATGTCTATGATGGTAATGAATACAACATCTTTGGTTCAGATGTTGCCAATTAGAGGTGGTGAGAGAGTTGCTATTTCTGTTCAGACTTATCTGGGAGATTTAGTTCTGGACAAAGAATATTCAATGTATGTCTATAAAGCTAGTGATATAAACCCGACAGATACTAATGAATATTTTACTTTACACTTAACTAGTAGAGAGGCTCTAACGAATGAAACCAATAGAGTCATGCAACGTCATAGTGGAAATATAAAAACTACAGTCGAAAAGATACTGAAGGATGACCTATTGACAGACAAATATGATGAAAACAACATTGAGCAAACCGCAAATAGTTATGAATTCTTAGGAAATAACCGAAAACCATTTACGGTGCTAACATGGTTATGTCCGAAATCTCTGCCAACCAAAAAAGGTGGTGTATCTGGTGGTGAAACAACAGGAAAAGCAAAAGGTGTTTCTGGATTTTGTTTCTGGGAATCGAGAAATGGATTTAACTTTAAAAGTGTCGATACTTTAGTGTCTAGTACATCTTTAGGAACGGCAGATTTAAAAAATATTCCAGAGTATACTTTTACTGGAGTTCTTCAAACCAATGATACAGACACCAATGTCAAGAAAATACTTCGTTATGACATAGAAAAAAATATAGACCTCCTAAGAAGTCTACGAGTTGGCATGTACTCAAACTTCACGTATTTCTTTGACATATATACTGGTTCAATGGACTACTATTCTTATGATTTAGTAGAAGAACTTTCATCCAAATTAGGTACAGAATCACAGATTTCTGTACCAGACGGATTCAAAGATCGTCCATCGAGAGTCATGACAAGAGTTTCTGATAGAGGTGTTCTTGATATTGAAGGAGTTAGAGCAGATTCAGGAAGAGATATTGCAGATGTTGCAAAATCTACATCAAGATATAATTTGCTCTTTAGTCAGTCCCTAAATATGACAGTACCATGTAACGTTAATTTGAAAGCAGGTGATGTTATTAGAGCAATATTTCCTGCAGTTGAAATGACTAATCAGAAACAACCAGATGCCAATCAGAGTGGTAATTATCTCATAAAAGAGTTAAGACATCACTTTGAACTTAATCAGAATGTAACTAGTTTAAAACTAGTTCGTGATAGTTATGGTCTTTACGGTTCAAATATCAACTAAAAACTATGGAAAACATCGAAGCACACATTGAGAAGGATAAAAAGATTCTTGAGGATCCTACCACTTCTCCGCAGCAACGTCGTCACATTGAAGAAGAGTTACATGAACTAGAAGTTTATGTTGAAAATCATGCTGAAGAAATTGCAGCAGGTGATCATCATGACCCTAGTCCACTTGAACTTTATTGTGAAGTCGAACCTAGCGCACCAGAATGCAAAATTCATGACAATTGACTAGATACACATGCTTGAAGGAAGTTTATTAAAATCCAATTATCTTGGAAAGGACGGGTTCATCTGGTGGATTGGTCAAATTGCTCCTAAAGATGTATGGAGAAACGAGCAATCCAATCCAGATGCTGGTCCAAACAAGTCTGCACAATCTGATTCGGAAGATGATACAGGTGGTTCGTGGGCTTGGAGATGTAAAGTACGAATAATTGGATATCATACATTCGACCGCAATGTCCTGGCAGATAATGATTTGCCTTGGGCACATATTATGTCACCAGCAACTGCGGGTACTGCCCAAGGTAGTGTGTTTGAAACACACAGAATTGTTGGTGGTGAGACTGCGTTTGGATTTTTTCTGGATGGTGAAGATGGACAGCAACCAGTAATTGTTGGTCTTATCAATCGTCCAGAAAGTGCAAAAAACTTCCCTAAAGATGACTTAAAGGATAAGTTGAGACCATTTACTGGTCTTGATGGTGCTTTAGGTCAGGGTGCAACTCAGGTAAGGCAACAGAACGATGCCAAAGAAAAAGAGGGAGCTGCAAGCACACAGACTCAATCTACTCAAGATACCCAAGAAGGTGGTGAACCCAAAAATGTTGGTAATTCTGCCGCAATACCTCCTCTAAATAATGCCACTAGAGAACCATCAAAACCTGGGGCTGACCAAGCAGTTAGAGATGATTTAGCATCTCAACAGTTTGCTGATGAGGCAGATGTAACAATCGTTAGAGAAAATGGTTGTACAGATAATCTTATTGGAAAAATATCAAAAATCTTAAACGAATTTATTGCTTATGTAGGAAGAATTCAAGAATGGATTGGTGCATATATCGACCCAGTATTGAATACTTTTGTAGATATTGTTTCGGAAATTAGAGGATTCGCAAGAAGAATCGTTGGTGTAGTTAAATTTATTATCAATAATCTTAGAGGAACAGTCATTAAGATTATTACAAATCTGTTCCAGAATTTTATTGCAAAGGTATTACCTCTTCCCCAACACGCACCAGTTGCAGAGGCAACTAAGAATATTGTTAATATCATCTTCTGCTTGTTCGAGAAGTTGATTCCATTGATGATTAATCATATCATCAATCTATTGACTAACATGATTGGAAGGGTAATTAATGCCCCTATGTGTGCAGTTGAGCAATGGGTTTCTGGTATTCTCGGTAAGTTGATGGATTTCATTGACGACTTATTGGGACCAGTAATGTCTGGACTTGATTGGTTACTTGGTGGATTAAGTCAGATAACTGGACTACTTTCAAAAGCATCATCTATTGCACAACAGATTTTAAGTTTCATTGGATGCGACCAACTAAAATGTGAGGCATCCACTGAGTGGAAGTCTAATGCTGGTGCTAGGAAGAAGAGTCGAGATAACTGGAAGAAGTCAGTTGAAAATCTCAACTTTATGAGAGGTGTCAATAGTGACATTGACCAAGCACTTGCTGGAAGTAGTCTTTATCAATATGTTGCAACTGCACCTAGTGCGTTTAGAGATTGCAGTGACAGAGTAAATCAACCAAAAACACAGGACGATAAGACACCAGTACCTAATGGTATGGTTTCCGATATTTGTATCCCACCAGAGGTTGAAATTTTTGGTGATGGAATTCGAGGGGAAGCATTACCTATCGTTGGAAAAAATGGTTCTATATTGTCTGTAGTTATCCTAAATGAAGGTAAAGGATATAGTGTACCACCATCAGCAACAGTTATTGATAATACTGGACATGGTAAGGGTGCTCAACTTGCCACAAGAATTAAAGATGGAAAAATAACAGAAATTTTTGTAAAAACTGGTGGAGTTGGATATTGCCCAGGAAACTACACCACTATAAACACGTCTCCTACATATCTGGTTGAAGCAGATAAGTATACAGTATTTGAAGGTGAAAAGGTAAAATTCACCATCACGACAGAAAATCTAAAGGAAGGACACAAATTATCATACGTCCTTAATGGTGATATTGAACCTGGTGATGTAAATATTATTGAAAATCGTAAGAAAGGTAAAAAGACTACTGATTTAACTGGTGAAGTTATTATCAATAAACGAGGAATAGGAAAGCAGACAATTCAGATTTTACAGGATAGCATAGATGAACCAGTCGAAACCATGTATTTCGATTTGTATGATGGACCAGAATATGTTGCTAGAACAACAGTTATTATTGCCAACAGACTTTCACCAATTCTTCCACCTGGACCAGTAAATCCAGTTGAAGCTCCACCAGGAACACCTTATCCATTCCCAACACCAGGTGGAGGAACAGGTACTGGTGTAACATTTGGAGAACCAAGAGACCCCAACCCAGTATCTGGAATTATTACTTCCTTGCCATTTGGTGGTGGAGATGGTACAATCGGCGGTGGTGGAACCACAGGATTTGCAAACACATCAATATCTGGAATTGTTACTTCAGTTATTGTAGAGTCTCCTGGATTTGGTTATACCAGTGGTGATACTGTAAGAGTTGGTGGTTGTACTTTTGGAATTTCAATCACCCCAGATGGTTCAATCGTTGGTGTTGCTTCTGTTGTTTGTGCTGAACAATTTGAAGAACTTCCAACTGCAGAAATCATCACCCAAACTGGACAAGGTGCAGAACTCTATCCAGTTGTTCGATTCACACCTAAGTTCAACAAGGTAACTATCACAAATCAGGATGGTGTTATCAGTGTGATCGATTGTGTCTGATAAATAAAAAAAACTTCTATTTTACAATATGGCAGAACAACCAAAGGAGTGGTGGAGGCAAGGGTTTGGTTATAAAGAACAAGCAGGAACTTTCATTAACGGTAAAGAAGTTGCTTACGGTATGATTACTGACCAGCATACTGGTTATACCTATTTTAAGGATGGTGATTTACATACGGTGGCACTAAAAACTTCATTGGAAGTTTGTGGACGATATACTCAAGAGAAAGAACCTGCAAAAGTAATCTATGCTCGACAGGGTGATATCGTTTTTGAGGCACCAAATGGGCAGATAACTTTAAAGGCAAGAAATGTTAGAATTCTGGGAGAAGATGGTGAAGGGGAAGTAACCATACAAGCAGGAAAAACTGTAGAGATTGATGGTCCGACCGCAAGAGTAAAAGGAACTAATGTTGATATCACAGCATCAAGTTCTGCAAGTGTGATTGGAAGTTATGTTGATGCAGCAGCTGGTGTGCAACAATCATCAGCATCATTGACAGATATTTTCCAAGGTTCATTTATTGGGCAAATTCTCAATTCACTAGGAAATCTTAAGAAGTTCTTAAAATTAGCAGCAAATTGAATTATGCCAGCACAATCGTCTATTGCTACAGTTGGAGACAAACTTGTTGTAGGACAGGTTGATACCTCATTTTTAACTGCAACTGGTAGAGTAACTCCAGGAACAGCAGTATTAAATGGTCCTGTTTATATTGGAGCATCACCTCAAGCTGGTGTTGCTAGAGCTTCATGCATGATTGGTCCACCTCTCCCTGGATTGTCAGTTCCTGCTTCTTTAGAAGTTCTAGGTGTTGCAAATGTCATTGGTATATTTAATGTTACTGCAGTTAGTACATTCACTGGTCTGACTACAAAACTTGGAACAACTATTAAAAATGCTCTTAGTTTGAAAAATGGTGTTGACCTAAAGAATGCCATCAACATTGGTAATGGATTTTCAGTTGATAATGCTGCTGGAAATGTAAACGGAACATTTACAGTTGCTGGAACTGCTGCAGCACCAGTTGCAAAAATTCCACTAATGAATGGATACTCAACTGGAAATAAACCTGCTGGTGCATTTGATATTCCTCATTGGAAAAAAGAAAATACTAGAATTCGTCACCTTATTCCTGAAGGTCCAGAACCAGGAATCTATGTTCGTGGTCGTTTAACTGGAAAGAATACAATTGAATTACCAGAATACTGGGATGGAATAGTTGACCCAGATACTATTACAGTAACTCTTACCCCAATTAAAACGTGGCAAGAGTTGTTTGTAAAGGATATTCTTGATGGTAAAGTTGTCATTCGATCTGGAAATGCTTCAAAGATTGATTGTTTTTATGAAATTTGGGCATCTAGATGGTTAGATCCAAGAGACCATGAGAAGAAATTGCATGTAACTTATGAAGGAAAAACTCCAGACGAATATCCTGGTGATTCAAAAGATTTCTTAGTTGGTGGATGGGATTATGATAGAAGACATCCTACCTGGTAGCACATAAATACAATTATCAATGACATAGAATTATTATGAGTAAGATTAGGGATATAATCAGAGAGTTAAAAGAAGAACTAAAGTCAAAAAAACAACAACGTGAAGGTATTTTAGACCAAGTTGCATTGGTAGATGCAGAGTTGGATAAGTATGATGAGCTTATTAAAAATATTGATAAAGATGTTGTAGAAAGGACTAATAAAATTAATGATGCAATTACTCCTGTAAAAAAAGCGTACGATAAAAGAATTGAAGAAGGATGTAGGAGTAATTTAGTATGGAAGTTAGTAGATGAATACTCAAAATCAGGAAAAGCATATGCTTGGGCGGGTGATCAGGATTTTTATGTATATGAAGTTGTTGTCAACGAAGACTTGAATGAGCAAATCAATTATCATGGTGCAAAATACTACCAGAAACCATCAAATAGAGACTATGGTGCACACGTAATTGCAGATTTCCAAGGACTTGCTTTTGCAGGATCAACAACTTTAGGAATTCACACATCTACATTTGAAGCAGTTGCTGCTGATAGTTTCTTTTATCCTCCTGGATTGCAGATAAATGATAAAATTATTGATGACATTGAACAACCACGTTTATTTTCAAAAAATGATGTTCCAGAAATTGTTGGATTTGGATTTACTGCGTTTGTTGGTGTTGTAACTAGTCTTGTTGGTGGTATAAGTTCTGGTAGTAATGTCTTTAGACATTTTGGTGCAGGTGATTCAACTATGGTTTCCATTGCGGATAGCATTGGTCTCAGTCAACCATATACAACTGGTCAAACTACAACTGCTGATTTATTTCCCAATAGATTTTCTAATATTGTTGGTATTGGGACATCAACTCAAATAATTGAGTTTTTCGATGACCAGGGAAATTTGGATACAGCAGAACTTGATATTGTTACTTATATACTTGAAGACCCTGCTGCATATGATGTTCCTGAGGCAACTTTCACAGTTGGAATTGTAACAACCATTGGTGCAGCATTCTTAAGTACAGCAGCAAATGATACTTCTGGAATTACAACATTTTTTGCAATTAGAACTGACGCAGATCTTGATGAGAATTTTGACGCTAGAGATAATCCCCATAGTCCTGAAAAAATTGGAGTTGTAGGGGATGGCAATCTGGGTGTTGGTCATAGTGTTTATTATATAAAAAATGGAGATCCAGCAGGACCAGAAAAGTGGAGACCAGAAACAGCACATGAAGAGATTAAAATAAAAAAAGGAGACTCCATTCCAGCAAAAGAAGAACCACCGATTGGAGCAGGAAATGCTCCTTACAATGTAGGAAATTTCCAGTGGCCTACAAAGACTATAACTTCATCTACTGGAAGTACTGGTCGTGGTCAAAGTAGTGTATCTGATACAGAATATGCTGAATTAGGCACTAGAGTTACTATTGGTGGAACTGAGACTTCTACCAGTGTTGGTTATGCTGCTACTAGTCCACAGAACCCATCATCAGGTTCTTGTAATAATATTGATGATGAAATCAGTGATGCGGAAAATAATATGAATCAGGTTATTTCTGAAAATGAAGATGAGGCAAGAGATATTCTTGCTTTAAGTGAAACACTTAGGACTAAAAGGTCACAAAAAGAATTGTTGGCATGGTCATTACTCCAAGCATCGGCATCATTAAAAAATGATATTAAGACCTTAGAGAAACAACTAGATAAATTGAAAAGGGGTGATTATAGGAAATATAATAAGTGACCCTCTTTATCTAACCTATATACTATAAGGCAAAAATTCATAGAAACTGTATCCAATGGCGGACAGATATCCTCTAGTTGCCAATTCATCAACTAGGCAAATTGAAGAATTGGCAACAAATGACAATTTAAGTCTGTTAGGTAATAGTATCGTAGGTGCTTCGACTATTACGGCTAATAGATTTGTTGGAGATTTAGTTGGTGGTGCAACCACTGCAACTTTCCTGTCAAGTGGTGCCAATATCATAACGGGAACCATCGATTCTGATAGACTTTCTGGTTCTTATGATATTAGTGTTACAACGGCAAGTTTTTTATCATCTGCGGACAACATCCTTTCAGGAACTGTTCCTAGAGCAAGACTGGCTGGTGATTATGACATCAGTATTACAGGAACTGCATCAACCTCTAATTCACTAACAAATGCTTCACAGATTACTGGAGGTATTGTTCCCTCTCAGAGATTGAGTGGTGTATATAATATTGATATTACAGGAACTGCATATAGTTCAGTTGGTGCAGCACTGTCTCTGACGATTAGTAATCAAGTAGATAATACTGTTCAATACTTAACTTACACTAAAGAAGTAGATACTGATACTAGTGTATTCGCAAGTCCCGATGGATTAGTTTACAATCCAGGAACCAATACTGTTGGTATTGGAACTTCTCTTCCAGATTCAGATGTAAATCTGGACGTACATGGAACCATAAAGTCTGGTGTTACTACTTCAACATCTATATTTGCACAAACTCTTACTGCGGGTCAGATTGTAGGAGTAACAACTGTTGATGATAACACTGCTCTTGCTGTTGCTCAGGCACTAAAAGATAATAATACAATTGTCGATGATGTAACCTTAAATAATCCTACTATTACTGGGGTTGCTACTATATTTGATGCTGATATTATTCGTTCTGATTCTGAGTTTACTCATATTGGAATTGCAACTGCATCATCTTTAAGTATTGGTTCTACTGAAGTATTAGACTCAGATAGAACTTTAAAAGCAATTGCTGGAATTGACACAACAACCGCAGAAACTTTCAGAACTAATCTGGGACTTGATAGTCTGAGTGGTATCAATGTTACTGGACTTAGCACATTCCAAGACATTGATGTTGTTGGAATAACATCTCTTGCGAATGTTAATGTTGCTGGAACATCCAATTTACAAACAGTAAATGCAGTAAATTACCTTGGAAATGGTGCTGGTCTAAGTGGCATTGTTACTGCACTTACTGCTGGTATTGGTGTTTCTCTATCTGGTTCGACTGGAAAGGTAAATATCGATGCATACTTCCCAGTTGGTAAGACCATATTTGTAACTCAGAATGGAAATGATTCCAATACTGGACTCTCTGAGAACAATGCAAAACTAACTATTAAGGCAGCAGCAGCAATTGCCGAAACTGGTGATACTATTAAGGTTTATCCTGGATATTATGCAGAAGATAATCCAATTCTTCTTGAAAAGAATGTTGCTGTTGAAGGAACAGAACTAAGAAACTGTCAGGTAAGACCTTTAAATGCAGGTGAAGATTTATTCCATGTAAACAATGGATGCCACGTTACTGACCTAAGTTTTGTCGGTGGTCAGTCAACAAATGGTGCAGCAATCATTGCATTCCGTCCACTGAAAGGTGTAGCAGGGGATAGATTCTTCGACGGTGCAAGAATGCTTAGATATAATCTAGACTTCATTGCCCGTGAAGCAGTTGGTTTCCTTACCAGTACAGATTATCTTGACCCACCATTTGAAGTAACACCAGGTGGTCCAACTGATTGTGCTGATGATATCA